TTTTATTATGTCTATTGCAACTGGCGCACGTTCCCAAGTTACCTACATACCTGAGGTCACATGGGGAGTAACACCAGGAACCCCACAAATGGTGGGTCTTCCTTATACATCTTTCGGTGTAAACCTTACTAAAACAGTTTACGAAGATGCAAGCATTCAGGCTGACCGTATGCTTCGTTATTCAGTTCATGGTAATAAAGCAGTGGCTGGTCCTCTTGCTGTTAATTATGCAGCAACAGACTTTGACCCACTTTTAGAAAGTCTTTTTAATTCAACATGGACATCTAACGTATTAAAGACAGGGTCAACAGTTAAATCGTTTTCATTTGAGCAAGGTTCTCTTGACATTAACCAATACAGTGTGTACACAGGTGTCCAGGTTAATTCATTAACTCTTGATGTCCCAGTTAATGGACTTTGTAAAGCCACTTTTAATTTAGTTGGTAAAGGAATGACAATTTCAGGAACAACTCTTGATTCTACCATAACAGCTGCAACAGCCTCCCAACCATTTTTCCATGCTGGTGGAACATTTAAAGAAGGTGGAACCACAGTTGCAATTATTACTGCTATCAACCTTACAATTGATAATGGAACCACAACCAACTATGCTCTTGGGTCATCTGATGCCCATGGACTTACACTTGGTATGAGTAAAGTTTCAGGAACAGTTACTGCCTACTTTGAAGATTCTACTATTGTTTCAAAGTTCATTGCAGGTACAACTACATCTCTTGAATTTACCCTTACTGATGGAACAAAGAGCCATACTTATAAAATGAGTGGTGTAAAGTATAATGGTGCTACAAAAACTATTGGTAGCCAAGGTCCAATCTTAATTTCATTACCTTTCACAGCAGTGTATAATGGAACTGATGTAAGTAATGTGATGATTACGAGAGTATAACAAACCATAGTTTTAAAACTATAAATAAAGGGGAGTGGAGAAATTCACCCCCTTTCTTTTTTGGAGATTATAAATGAGTAAATTTTCACTAGCAGATTTAAAACCAACATCAGCAAAGATGGAACTTATCCACCCTGTTGAAGGAGCCACTGGAGTTTTTGTGGAACTCACTGGTCAAGATAGTATGTCATTCCGTACAATAAGTAAAAAACTTATGAAACAAAGACTTGCACAGGGTTCAGATGCAAAGATTGATGTTGATAAGTTGGAGAAGGACAATGCTGAACTTGCTGCATCGTGTATTGTAGGTTGGGATGAGGAAGTTTTTGGTGAATTTAGTCCTGAAAAAGCAAAAGAATTTATGATGGACCCTGAATTGTCTTGGATGCGAGAGGAGATAGAAGCGTTTGTGAAAACGCGTACCAACTTTTTTCGCAGAGATAACCAAACAGTTAGTTGATTACCTAAATAAAGTTGTAGAGTTAGATTATGTGAGGAAAGACGGTTCTTCCAATCGGAGTCATTATACGATGATAGAGAAGATGACAGGCAAGAAACAACAAGCACTGGAAATACCACCTCTGGAACCTTCCTCCAATTATTTACTTGAGATGTTTTTTGAATTGGGGTCAACACGAGTGTTTACTGATAATGGTGGAATACAACCAATAACTTATACAGAAATTGCTTCTTATTGTCAACTTACTGGTAATGAGTTTGAGCCTTGGGAAGTAGATGTTATTAAAACACTTGACCGTGCATACATTAAAGCGGTTTATGAACAAAGAGACGAAGAAAATGATTAATTACATGGATAAATTATGTCAATAGATTTAGCAGACCTCAAAATTAAAGTTGATAAAGAATCGGTTGATACTGCCAAAGACAGTATTAAGGACCTTGGTAAAGAAATACCTGGTGTAGGCGAACATGTCGATTTATTAGCAAAATCCTTTGAAAACTTAAAAAACCCTTTAACTATTGCAATTACATTATTTGCTGCAGCCGCTGCAGGTGCAATTGCTTTAGGTATGGAAGCAATAGAAGCCGCAGATAAACTAAATGACATGTCAACAGCTACAGGTAAAGCCAGTGAAGACCTACAAGTAATGGCTGAAATTGCTGCAAAATCAGGTGGTAATGTTGATTCACTTGCTGCATCTCTTGATAAATTAGCTGTTAAAATGGCTAAAGGTGGTGATGACCCAGAAGGAAAGTTTGGTAAAGCACTAGATTATTTTGGAGTTTCTCTTACAGATGTAAACGGTAAGATGAAATCACATGAGGAAGTTGCACATGAAGTTGCTGTTGCTTATGAACATACAAAAGAATCAGCATCAAAGCACGCCGCTGCCATGGAAGCTTTAGGTAAAAATTATCGTGAAGTTATTCCTTCATTACTTGAATTAAATACAGCAGAAGACGAACACAATAAGTTGATGGAAACTGGTGCCATGAAGAGTAAAGAATTATTAGAAGCCAGTGATGCTTATAATGATAGTTTACGAGATTTGCACAAAGTATCAGAAGGTGTTGGTAATAAAGTTGCTAGTATGTTCTTACCACTTATGTCAGGTTTGTCGGACGCGTTTTATTCATCTGCTACTAATGAAGGTCTTTTACAATACGCACTTGAGTTACTTGGAATGGCTTTAGAAGTTCTTGTAGTATCATTAGAGGGTATAGCAACAGTTCTTGTTGAATTGGATTTAGGCTTCCAAGTATTATCAAAAAACATTACCCTTACTCTTGGTTTACTCGATGCTCTTATACATTGGGATTCTAGTAAAGCGTCAGCTGCATGGAAGAATTATGTAGATGATGTTACAAAATCGGCTGTGGCTGCCAATAAAAGTATTTCTGATTTATGGAAGACAATAGATACAAAGGGTCCAGGTAAACAACCAGTCCCAGAAGGAGCAGTTGATAGAGGTGTCTACAATCCTAATAAAGACAAACCTCCTAAAACTCCTAAAATAAAAACTCCTAAAAAGACGCAATACGAAAAAGATTTAGATACAATGAATGCTTACATAGCAAGACTCGAAGACGAAGCCGCTGCTATTGGAAAGACAAATGAACAAATTGCTGAACGAAATCTTAATCTTGCTGCTGAAAAGTTAAAAACAAAAGAACTCAGTGATGAGATGAAAAAACACGGACAAAGTTTACTTGATGAAATCTCCTTCCGTAATAAGATAGAAGCAGCAAAAAAGAATAATCTTGAATTTGATAAAGAGTATGCAAAGCAGGAAAAGGAGTTTGATAAAGAAACACATGATTTACTAGCAGAACAGTATTCCAAACTCCAAGCTCTTATACAAAATACAAGCGAAGTTAAAGCAAAAGTTTACAGTGATAGTCTTGCTATTCTTGATAAAGCATTAAAAGATGAAATGATTTCTGTTAAACAATACAAAGAAGCAGTTGATGAACTTAATAATAAGGCAGCAGAAACTACTAATCGCACTGGACAACAAATGGATAAGATTTTTAATAAGATGCGTAGTGGATTGGCTGACCTTGTTGTTTCAGGTAAAGGTTCATTTAAAGATTTAGTTTCAGGTATTCTTTCAGAGATAGCAAACATGCTAGCCAACCAAGCATTCCTTGAATTCTTCAATTTTTTGGGTATAACAAAGAATGGAAGTTTTAGTGCAGGAAGTGGAGGCAGTTTAATTAGTTCACTTGGAAGCAGTTTAATGAGTTCTGGCTCTGGTATTGGAGACATGATTAGTAAAGCAGCAACTTTTTTTGGATTTGCTGATGGTGGTATTGTTAATCAACCCACAATTGTTGGAACACATAATGATGGATTTGCAGTAGCAGGAGAAGCAGGTCCGGAAGCAGTTATTCCACTTAAAAATGGTTCAGTTCCTGTACAAATGTCTGGTGGAAAGTCAGGTCCAACAATGAATTTCAACATAAATGTGACCTCTGATTCAACAGAAGATGCTTCTAAAAAAGCAAGAGTTATTGCTGACCAAGTTAAATCTATTGTTTTACAAACCCTAAATAATGAAAGACGACCTGGTAATAGTTTAAACCCAACCTCGTCTTTTTAAAAGGATAAATTATGGCAACTGCTCTACCTCTTACAACAAAGATAAATCAAAGTTCATCATCAACAACATCATTCCGTACAATTAAATGTCAGTTTGGTAATGGATACGAACAACGCACACCTGATGGAATTAACGATGCATTCCAACGCTGGACTATTTCCTATTCACCTTTGGATAGTACAGATAGGTCAACCGTTTGGACATTTTTAAACACTGTTAAAGGTACAGGTGTTATAAGTTGGACACCACCTGGTGGTACTGCAATGAAATTTGTTGTAGATGGAGATGTACGAGAAACAGTACTTTCAGGTGATGCTTATGCTATTTCATTCACCATTAAACAAGTTTTTGACCTTTAAAGGATAACAATGACTATTACTTTTGACCAAGAGATTCAGTCATTTTCAACAAGTGGTTATGTTGAGTTATTTGACCTTGATACCACTGTTATTGGTGGGAGTACAATTTACAGATACGTCCCACAAAACTTTTCAACAACAGCAATTACCTGGCAAACAAATACATACACACCGTTTCCAATAGAAGCCACAGGTTATGAGTGGAATGGAACAACAACAGCACCTCCAAAACCTACCCTAACTATTTCGAATGCGCATAAGTTTTTACTTGCTGCTGTATTATCATTAGGTGATTTAGTAGGTGCAAAGGTCACAAGATGGCGGACATTTAGTCGCTTTCTTGATGGTCAAAGTGATGCTGACCCAAGTGCACATTTTATTCCAGATGTATTTTTGATTGATCAGAAACAGACTCATAATAAACAGATTATTCAATTTACATTAATTTCACCTATGGACAGACAGGGATTACTTCTTCCAAAGAGACAAATTTTAAAAGACCAAGTCAGTAACTCGGATGTCTACTTTCCGGGTGTGGCTAGTACGATGCGTTAACAGGGTTACACATTATGGACATTAATAATTATTATGAATTCACAAAATTTGTATTGGATGAATTTCCTAAAGAAGCGGC